TCTCTTATTTCTCCCCGATTGATCAGATTAGATCCACCGACAGCCGAAAGGGCCTAGATCATGACAAATACCAAACCTGAGCCGCCAGAGACTAAACCGATGGGACTCTACCTATCGCTTAATTCTGCATTGTCGGTAGCAAACTGGATCGCGCCTACTGACGTTGCGGCGCTTACTTTAGCCCGGCGGATTGCGATGGCATTAGATGCGGCCTTTGACATGGGCGAAATTAAAGAAGCAACACTTTTGGCAGCTAAGTATTTACAAGTGTTGCAGCAGCTACATCTCACAGTGGAAACTAGAACACAAGGAAAACAGGGCGAGGAAAATGACGGGACAAATCATGTTGGAAACTATCTACGGCTCATTGAAGCCAAGGATTCAAAGTCCAAGCCTAAACCTGCCCAGCGCAGGGCCAGTGGTAGCGTCACTAGCTGATGAATTAGGCGTCCCACTTTTGCCTTGGCAGGCTTACGTTTTGGATGATGCTTTGCAAATCTTGCCTAATGGAAACTGGGCTAGAAGCCAGGTGGGATTGCTTTGTGCCCGGCAAAACGGGAAAACTCACATGATGAGGATGCGCATCCTTGCAGGCCTTTATGTCTTTGGTGAGAAAAATGCAATAGCCATGAGCCAGACCAGGCAACTATCTCTTGACACATTTAAGCAAACTGTGGACATGGCCGAATCGCTTGACTGGATGCGTAAGAGAATCAAGCGAGTTAGCCGCACAAATGGCCAGGAGGAGTTAGAGGTTTACTGCCACCACTACCCAAAAGCCTGTACACAAAAGTGTGAGCGCATCCGCAAGTATTCAATCCGAGCAGCCACATCCGAAGGCCCGCGTGGCTCGTCAGCTGACTTGCTTTATGTTGATGAGTTGCGAGAAATTGACGAAGCCACCTGGGCAGCTGTAACTCCGATTACCCGAGCCAGACCCAATGCTCAAGTATTCTGGACAAGTAACGCTGGGGATTTGACTAGCAATGTGCTAAACGAACAGCGCCGCCGGGCGCTTACTTTTGCCAGTGATCGAATGGGTTACTACGAATACAGCGCGCCAGCAGGCTCGGCGGTCGATGATGTTGAGGCTTGGAAAATGGCCAACCCTGCATTGGGCATAACCATAAACGTACAAAACATTCAAGACGCTGCCACCTTTGACTCACCTGATGCTTTCAAAACGGAAAGCCTTTCAATGTGGGTTGATGCAATCGACAGCCCTTGGCCAATGCAGATGTGGAATGACAGCGAAAAGGAAATAGTGCTTGAGGATGGCTTGCCAACTTGGATGGCGCTGGATCTAAACTTTAACCGCGAACTGGCTTGCCTAATTACAGTGCAGCAAAGACCCGAGGGGCTCGGAGTATTTCTGCATGAGTGGCGCAAAGAGGGCGGCATCAATGATCTTGAATTGGTCGGAGAGATTGCGGCTATTGCTCGCAGATTCCCACCTAGAGTATTTGCCTATGATCCAAACACCGCTGGATACATTGCGCCTAGATTAATCCAGGCTTATATCCGAGCTGAGCCAACGCCCTGGGCTGGCGCATCCTTTGCCATTATGTGTGACCAGACATTAAACGCGATGCAGTCAGGGCAACTAATACACCCAGGTCAAGCGACTTTGCACAGCCACCTCGTCAGCTGCGCTCGCAGACCTGCAAGTGACGGCGGCTGGCGGATTGCCCGCCGAGCTGCTCAAGTACCGATTAGCGCGGCGGTTGCTTTAGTTATGGCAGTTGGCCATGCAACTTTGCCAAGCCAAGGCGTACAGATTATGAGCGCATAGGACAACACGCGCAAGAACCAGACAATCTCGGACATAATTACACAGATGTCATTTAGTGTGTTGTAATGCGAGAATGGGATTCATAGATTTCTTATTGGGCGCGCCTGTCGAAAAGCCACAGATCGAGGCTAGAGCAGGGATTGCAATTCCCTTTTACCAAGATGCGTATTTCACGCCTTTTAATACTTTCAGAGTTGATCGCTCAAGTGCTATGCAAGTGCCAGCAGTGGCACGCGCTCGCAACATCATCGCTGGCACGATTGCAACCCTTGGCCTTAACTCTTACAACGACATTACAGGCGCAAAAATTGAGGGTCGCAACATTCTTAAGCAGCCTGACCCAGCATTACCGCTAGCAGTGACAATGGCCTGGACTGTCGAGGATATCCTGTTTCATGGTCGCTCATTCTGGCAGGTGCTAACAGTTAGCCCCGAGGATGGCAGGCCAACTGAGGCGCGCCGCATAGATCCAACTAGAGTGACATTTACAACCGACTTAAACACTCAAGAAATAGTAAACGGTTTTTACATTGAGGGCGGCCTACTGCCTGCAACTGGCGTGGGATCTCTGATTATGTTTAGCGGTATCGATGAGGGCATCCTAAATCGCGGCGGCCGCACAATTTCCACAGCTCTTAAACTTGAGGAAGCCGTACAGCGTATGGCTAGCGAGCCTAACCCAACAATGGTTATTAAGAACTCTGGCGTGGATCTACCCCCTGAGCAAGTGTCAAGCCTTTTGGCTCAGTGGAAGCAAGCCCGGGCGACACGCTCAACGGCTTACCTATCTGGCCCGTTAGATGTGACCACCTTTGGATACGATGCTGGCCAGATGCAGCTGACCGAGTCCAGGCTAAACACAGCTAGCGAAATTGCAAGAATGTGCAACATTCCTGCCTGGTACATTAACGCTGAATCAGCCAGCGCCACCTATTCCAACGTTAGCCAAGAGCGCCGCAGCCTTGTGGATTTTAGCCTAAAGCCGTATATGTCAGTTATTGCAGAGCGCTTGAGCATGAATGACATTACTCCAAGAGGCCAAGTTGTCAGATTCGATCTAGACGATTACCTACGCGGCAACCCGTTAGAACAAATAGAAGTCCTTACAAAGATGCTTGACGCTGGCCTTATCAGCGTTGAGGAAGCGCGTGAGGAAATGGATCTAGCACCGAGAGGAAATGAAACAAATGCTACTTAATTTTGAGGGTCAGATACTGGCCGCAAATGTCGAAACCAGAACTATCAAAGGGCTTATTGTGCCGTTTGCGCGTGTCGGAAATACATCAGCAGGCCCAGTCCGATTTGAGTTTGGCGCTTTTGCTGACATTGATGAAAGTGGAATAGTCCTAAACATGGAACACGATCGCACTCGCCCACTTGGTCGCGGCATCGCAGGCTCGCAAGAGATTACCCCAGCGGGTATTTCAATGGCCTTTAAGATTGCACCAACTGGCGCTGGCAACGATGCCCTAGTAGAAGCTTCAGAGGGCTTGCGCCCGGCATTCAGTATCGAAGCTAAAGTCAATGAGTACACAATCCAAAAAGGTGTAATGATAGTCGCCTCAGCCAATCTTGAGGCTGTTGCCCATGTAACTAACCCAGCTTTCAAAGATGCCCAGATCCTAGAGGTAGCAGCTACCGAGGAAACCCCAGAAACCACCGAAACGGAAATACCCGTCGAGGAAAACCCACAGGAGAATACAGTGGAAAAAGAAACAACCGCACAAGTTGCAGATGAAGTGACCGCAAGCGCGGTTGTTCAAGCTGCCGCACCAGTGGCATTTACTAAGCCACGCTCACCGATCGTAGATGGCATCAGCTATTTAGATCACTCAATCAAAGCCGCAATGGGCGATGATGATTCCAAAATGTACGTTCGTGCAGCAGATGATGACACCAGCACAAACACTGGCCTAACTTTGCCACAGCACTTAAACGAATTTGTGACTAACACAATTTCAGACCGTCCAGCGATCAACGCAGTACGCCGCGAATCATTAGTCAGTTCTGGGATGTCATTCACTATTCCGAAATTGGGAACTGCACCAACTGTGGCAGACACAGACGAGAACGCAAGCCCATCCGAAACAGGTATGACTTCCGATTACCTAACAGTGACTGTAAACAAGTTTGCTGGCCGTAATGACGTAAGCTGGGAGTTGCTTGATAGATCAAGTCCAGAGTTCTTGTCTTTGCTTCTTTCCCAGATGAACGATGCCTATGCTAAGGCAACAGACGAAGCCCTATTGGCTCAGTTTG